TTTAGGTTCTGCACCAACTTTCATGGGTACCGGCCTACGCAACTATTCGACTACTGCAATTGGTGGTACTGGTAGCGTTTCGTCCACAACCTTAACAATCACCTCTGTGGGCTTTGGCGCACCAATCGTCGTCGGCATGTATGTCGATGGCACAGGCGTGACTGACGGCACTTACATCACTGCATTCGGTACTGGCACTGGTGGTGCTGGCACTTATATCCTCAACCAAGCAATCAACATCGCAAACACTGTTGCGTTGACTCTGCATGATTTAGAGTTTTTTGATAATCCATCCCCAATGAGCTTGGGTGTTGGCCCCTTGGGTCGCATCTATGTGTGGGATGTGGTTCCCCAAGCCGCTGTTGCAAACAACATTGCCGCCTCACAAACTCCTGCCGCCGCGGGCGCCTTGACGTTAACGGCTGGCACTAGCGTAAAGTCAGTCACCACAGTCGCTGGCACTGCCGCTTTTTCGCTTGATGTTCCTCGTGGCGTCAGAGTAACGACTGCAACTGCCGCTGCTGCAACATTGGCAAGCGTTGTGATTGCAGGCACTGGTGGTCAGATTACCTTCACCTCGCAAGCTGGCTTGGTAACTGGTCAGCGTTTGACAATCTCTGGCACTTTAGGTGGCACCGGTACCATCACTGGCTACACCGACCCAACGACCTACATCCTGACCGCTGTAACAGCGACCTCTGCAACCCTGACTACTACAGCGGGCGCTGCGGTGGTGACCACGGCAGGCACACCAACAGGTTTGACTTACACCTTGGGCGTGGCTCCTGTGACTGTGACTGTCTCTGGTTTTGACATTTACGGTCAAGCGATGAGCGAGGCAATCACCTCTAGCGCTGCTGTGAGCACTGCTGTGAGCGGTTTGAAAGCCTTCTACCTCATCACCTCTGTGAGCGTGAGTGGCGCTACTGGCACTGCCTTGACTGTTGGCACAACCAACGTGCTTGGCCTTCCAGTTCGAGTCGCAAACGTGGCTTACGTTGCAAGCGTCAAGAGCAACAACGCTTTGGCGCAAGATAGCGGTCAATTTACTGCCGCTGACACTGCAACCGCAACGACCACTACTGGTGACGTGCGTGGGACTTATGTGCCTGTTACTGCGTCAAATGGTATTGTTCGCACCGTAATGGGAATCTTGCTGCCAGCGATCGCTGTTGGTCCGAACTCAACCCGTACTGGCGCTCTCGGCGTCACACAAGCCTAAGGGGTAGATCATGGGTTTCAAAGAGATGAAGATGATGAAGTCAACCGAGCCCTCAGTTGATGAGGCCGGCAAGGGCATGAAGAAGGGCGGCAAGACCAAGAAGATGGCCATGGGCGGTGCAATGCCCGTGGCGCCTCTAGCGGCTGCTGCAGCCCAACCTATGGGTCGTCGTCCTATGCCATCGCAACCTCCAATGGGTCGCCCAGCAATGGGTCGCAAGCCTGATCCTCGCGCAGCGATGCTCGAGGCCGCAATGGCTCAACGCGCAGGCGCTGCCCCGATGATGCGCAAGAAAGGCGGCGAAGTCGAAAGTAAAGCAATGCACATGAAGGAAGAGCGCCAAATCAAGGGCATCAAGAAAGAGCTGATGTCTCACGAAGGCAAGCCAGCATCTAAGGCTCACAAGGGTCTTAAAACTGGCGGTATGCCTAAGTATGCAACAGGCGGCGTTGTGCAGAAGTTTGCAACAGGCGGTGTTGTTCAGAAGTATGCCACTGGCGGTGTTGTGCAGGGGTATGCGGATGGTGGTCATTCCAAAATGTCATGCTCAGGTGGCGATGGTTACAAAGCCATGAAGAAGGGCGGTTCATTTTAAATAAGTACGGGGGTTCGCCCCCTGCTTTTTGGAGATTCAATTGAGCACACTAACCAATGTCTTTTCCGTTCATGCAGATGCAACGGGCACGATGTACAGCGGCGCAACAAACCTTGCTGCCTATCAATTAGCTTCAGGCGGTGTTGCTGGTGAGATTGTTTTTCGCGACGGTGGTGCGTCTGGCACTGTGCGCTTGCGAGTAAACATCACAACAAACACGGCGGTCATCTCGACGATTATCCCCGGCAACGGTATCCGATTTAACACAGATATTCATGTGACACTGCCAGCAAGCGCTGCGGTCACAATTTTCTGCGGCTAGTCTATGCCTAGCAAATCGCCTGCCCAAAAGCGCTTGATGCAGGCCGCTGCCCACACTAAGGGTGGGTTTGGCGGTGTGCCACAAAAAGTCGGCAAGGAGTTCGTTACGGCTGATAAGAAGATGAAGTCTGGTGGTCTGTACGCCAACATCCACGCCAAGCAAGAGCGCATTGCTGCGGGTTCAGGTGAGCGTATGCGCAAGCCCGGTAGTGCGGGCGCACCCACGGCTGAGGCGTTTAAAGAGTCTGCAAAGACAGTAAAGATGAAAGATGGCGGCGTCTCGCTCGCAGTCGGGCGCGGTGAGAAGTTGCCCACAAAACAAGGCGCAGGGCTCACAGCAAAGGGTCGTGCAAAGTACAATCGCGAGACAGGTTCAAACCTTAAAGCACCGCAACCACAAGGCGGTTCCCGCAAGGATTCATTCTGTGCCCGCATGAGCGGCGTAGTTAAGCATGCAAGTGGCGATGCACCTCGTGCAAAGGCCTCATTGAAACGATGGAAATGTCCGGGGTGGTAAATGTCAACTAGCGGAAAAATTTGGCATATTTATATCATCACAAATATTGTGAATGCTAAACAATACGTTGGAATTACCAATAGCATTTCAAAACGGTGGAATAAACATCGTAATGCTAAAGGTAGTGCGCCTGCTTTACACGCTGCTATCAATAAATATGGGTTAGATAGTTTTATTTTTACGCATATAGCAGATTCGTTTGGCTCTGAAAGCGCAAAAGATATTGAAAGAATGCTTATAAAACAACACAATACTCTTTCGCCACATGGATACAATTTGACATCTGGCGGTGATGGAACTCTTGAGCCATCTGAAGCATTGCGAAAAAGAATGTCAGATTCTCATAAAGGCGTAATTCAATCAGAGGAAACACGAAAAAAACGTAGTGAATCTTTAAAAAAAGCATATGCTGAAGGCAGACATACAAGCAATACAAAAAAGAAATTTACGCATTCAGCAGAAACAAAGAAAAAATTAAGTGTGTCAAAAATGGGCAATAAAAATCCAAATTTTGGCAAAAAACAATCACCTGAATATATTGCAAAAAGAATGACTGCGATGGCGATTGCTAAAGCCAAAAAAGAAATGGAACCAACATGAGCACATCTGGCACTGTAAGCGCAACAACCATTTCTGTTATGCAGCTCATCGACCACGGCGCACGTCGTGCTGGTAAACTCGCTGAAGAGCTAACCGTTGAGCAGGTGCAGGCAGCTAAAGAGAGTCTGTACTACTTGCTCTCAAGCCTGAGTAACTACGGCGTCAACTACTGGGCGATCAACAAAGTCATCGTTGGTCTGCAGCCAGACAAATACCAGTACTTTTTGCCCGTGGGCACGGTTGACGTGCTAAACGCAAACTACCGCACGCTGACCAACATTACTACGGGTGCCTACAGCACGTCAGGAACGGCGCTGAACGCATTTAACGGCGTAGGTGACCTGATATGTCAACTGAGCAACAACACGGGTTCTATCGGCATTGCAAACGGCACGAGCAGCCCTGTCTACATCAGCACGATCGGTATCTTGCCCGCTGTGTCAGGTGTGGTGACCGTGAATCTGCAGTACTCAATGGACGGCACGACTTGGGTGACGGCTTACGCACCCGGCGCGGTGACGTGGGCTGCGGGCACTTGGATTTATTACGATCTTGACCCCTCTGAGACAGCGCCTTTTTGGCGCATTCAGCAGGTTTCTGGCGTCAATATGGGCTTCTATCAGGTAGTATTTGGCACCATGCCGATGTCAATCAACATGTCGCGCATGAATCGTGACGACTACTCAAGCCTGCCAAATCGCTCGTTTACTGCGCTGCGACCCCTTCAGTACTGGTTCAATCGCACGATCCCGCAGCCAAACATGGAGCTCTGGCCGGTGCCTAACAACATCGGACCGCAGCTCGAGCTGTGGCTAAACAGGTACATCCAAGACGTGGGCGATTTGAGCGGTGAGATTGAGATCCCACAATACTTTTACATGGCGATTCAAAACGGCTTGGCGCATCAGATGGCGATGGAGCTGCCGCAAGTTGACCCTGCTCGCGTGACTTATCTTGAGCAGCAGTACGAGAAGCACTTCATGCTGGCGCAGAATGAGAATCGAGACAAGTCGCCCATTATGATCTCGCCCAATATCAGCATGTACACAAGATAGGGGTATCAAATGCCTCGCTTTTTGAATACAATTGGCAACAGTAGTTTGAGCGTTTTCATATGCGACAGATGCAAGATGAAAAGAGCCTATAGCGACATGCGTGCAGACGGCAACATCCCCGCTATTAAGATTTGCTCAGAGTCGTGTAGTGACCAGTTTGACCCATATAGGTTGCCGGCAAGGCAGTCTGAAAAGATTAGCTTACGTTTTCCCCGCCCAGATACTGACGTTGCAGAGACGCACAACAACATCATCCTTGACCCAGACATTCAGAACAAAGATGACGTTGGCATCGCAACCGAGCAGGCGAATACGCCGAATGACGGTAATTTAGACGTACTTTCACCGTAGAGATTTATATGGCCGATGTCAGGATTTCCGGATTACCAGCAGCCCCGAGCGCAATCACAGGCTCTGAGCTAGTTCCCATCGTCCAAAACGGCTTGACCGTTCAGACCACCGTCTCTGCAATCACGCAAAGCCCCTCACTCACGCAGACATTCTTGACTGTTGGCTTGCAGGCGGGTTTGCCTAATAGCCGATACTTTTCAACGGGCGTGGGTCTAGGCATCACAGACGGTGGCGCACAATCGCCCTACACCATCGCGTTGAACGGCACCTCAGCCTCGCTTGAGTCTGCCACAAGTGGCGTGATTGTAAAGACAGCGCCCAACACGATCGCCGCACGCACGCTCACCACGAGCGGTAACGGCATCGGTGTGACAAATGGTGACGGAATAGCGAGTAATCCTACCTTTGCGCTGACAGGGCTTGCGCAGGCGCTTGCAAACGCTACGGGCACTGGGATGCTGGCGCTTGGCTCAAGCTCTACAATCTCGCCTGTCACGATCACGGGTGTTACAAATCAGACCTCGGTGATTAACGGTAACGGCTCGGGCAACCCAACTATTGGTCTAGCCGATAACCCCGTGATACCGGGCACCGCCTCGGTCACAATCCCCGTCGGTACAACCGCTCAACGCAGCGTTGGCGCGAACGGCGAGATTCGCTACAACAGCCAGTCTGTGGCGTATGAGGGCTTTGCTAACGGCACTTGGCGCGAGTTCTCCCTAACGGGCGGTGTGCTGTCGTTTAGCGCAGGCTCAACAGGCTTTGCGCCTAGCTCGCCAACTTCGGGCGTGGTCACACTCAGCGGCATCTTAAATAGCACAAGCGGTGGCACGGGCGCTTCTGCGCTTACGGGCTACTTGTTTGGCAACGGTGCGTCGCCTGCGACTGCGTCGGCTACGATCCCAACGACCAACTTATCAGGCACTGTCTCCAACGCCCAGCTAGCGAATAGCGCAATCACGGTCAACGGCACCCCGATCTCGCTCGGCGGCTCGGGCACCATCACGGCAGCGAGTCCTTCCGCGTTGACCATTGGCACAGGTCTAAGTGGCTCAAGCTACACAGGCTCAACGCCTGTCACGATCGCGCTTGCTAATACCGCTGTTGCGCCGAATAGCTACACAGCAGCAAACATCACCGTTGATCAGCAGGGGCGAATTACAGCGGCCTCTAACGGTGCGGTTGGCTCGGTCACCTCTGTGTCTGTATCTGCGGGCAACGGCTTCTTGGGCACTGTCTCTAACCCGACGACAACGCCAGCAATCACGTTGTCCACGAACGTGACAGGTGTTGTGTACGGCAACGGCACAGCAATCTCTGCAGCGACTGGTGCGCAGATCGCCACAGCGATTGGCGCAACTACGATCACAAACGCAACAAACGCCACGACGCTCACTGGCGGCGCTACTGGCTCTCTGGTGTACCAATCCGCCGTTGGTGCGAGTGCGTTTTTGGGCATTGGCACAAGCGGCAACGTGTTGGTCGCAGGCGCAACGCTGCCACAGTACGTTGCGCAGTCTACCTTAGCGGTCGGCTCGGCTACAAACGCAACAAACGCAACAAACACTGCAGTCACCGAAGATACAAGCACGGCGGTTGCTGTGTATCCGACTTGGGTTACGGCAAACACTGGCAACTTGCCACAAAAAGTCACGTCAACTAAATTATCATTTGTTCCGTCTACGGGCGCACTGACCGCAACGGGCGGCATCTCAGGAGGTACCTTTTAATGGCACAAGCAGGCTTTACTCCAATTAAACTCTACCTCTCGACGACTGCTGCAGCCGTGCCTCTTGCGGCAGACTTAGCGCCCGGCGAGCTGGCGATCAACAACAACGACGGCAAGCTCTTCTACGAAGACAGCTCAGGCGTCGTGCAGGTCATCGCTACAAAGGCTGGCGCATCAGGAGACGTTGTCGGCCCTGCTTCGGCAACCGCGAACGCTATTCCAAGTTTTAACGGCACGACTGGCAAGCTGATTCAAAATAACTCAGGCGTGACGATTGCTGCTAACGTCGTGACTGCCACTGGGTTCACGGGTGCTTTAAACGGCACTCTGGGCGCAACTACCCCAGCCACTGTCGTTGCCACGCAGGTAGACATCACAGCTCAAGGCGACCTACGCCTCCAAGACACCACAGGCGGCGAGTACGTTGCACTCCAAGCCCCCGGAACGATTGCCGCTAGCTACACCCTTACCTTACCTGTCGATGATGGCACAGCAGGTCAGGCGTTGATTACAGATGGCTCCGGTGTGCTGTCATGGTCTACCGCTGCATCGGGAGATGTGTACGGTCCTGCCTCGGCAACAGATAACGCCGTAGCTCGCTTCGATGGCACAACTGGCAAGCTTATTCAGAACTCTGCTGTCACGATTGCTGACACCACGGGAGACATCTCTGGTGTGGGGCAGCTTAATGCGACAACTGTAGACGCTACCAATCTAGAAGTCACCAACATTAAAGCAAAAGACGGCACGGCGGCTCTTAGCATTGCTGATTCAACGGGTATTGTGACGGGTACAACCCCACAGATTATCTCTGTCAACTCATCCAGTGACGCATTACGCATCACGCAAGTAGGCGCAGGTAATGCTCTAGTGGTTGAGGATAGTGCTAATCCTGATGCAAGTCCGTTTTTAGTGGCGGCGGATGGGTCGGTTAGAGTTGGAAGTTCTACTAGCTACAATACCGTGTACGGAGCATCTCAGTTTGCACCCGGTCTTCAGTCGTACACCACAGCAGGAACAGGTGGGTTTTACAGATACTCCGCAGACCAAGACGGCGCTGCTTTGATTTTTTCAAAAAGTCGTAGCGCAACCCTTGGCACACAAACAGTAGCTAGTTCGGGAGATACCTTAGGGTATATTGGTTTTGCTGGATCAGACGGGACTAATTTTACAACTGCCGCAAACATTCTTGCCCAAGTAGACGGAACCCCCGGCACGGGTGATATGCCCGGTCGCTTAACATTTAACACCACGGCTGATGGTGCGTCTAGCCCGACTGAGCGGATGAGGATTGATAGTGCGGGAAATATATCTCAAGGGTCAAGCGGGACTTCTCTTAACTACAGTTTTTTACAATCAAAAAATGTAACAGGTGCAACAACTGTTATTGGCTTTGGGGCGCAAGGGACTGTTCAATCAGATGTAACAAGCACACACTCTGCTTTTCGTAGCAACGCAACTACTGCTGCTGCTGCATTTACGCTTGCAACACTAAACCATTTTGAAGCCGGACAGCCAGCATTTGGCGCAGGGTCAACTGTAACAAATCAATTTGGATTTACTGCTGGCAGTACCCTCACAGGCGCAACCAACAATTACGGATTCTTTGGCAACATCGCAAGCGGCACAGGTCGCTTTAACTTCTACGCTAACGGTACGGCTGCAAACGTCTTTGTAGGCACAACTTCAATCGGCGGCACTGTTGGCACAGAATCCCTGCGTGTCTCGCCTGTTGTTAGTGCTGTGAATTATTTGCAAGTAGCAGGTGGCGCTACAACTGCGGGTGTAAACTTTTCTGCTCAAGGCAGTGATGCAAACATCTTCATCACCTACGACACTAAAGGCACAGAGGCGCATAGCTTCAGAACGAATGGCGGCGCACAGCAGCAGTTTCGCATTGCCCACACACCAAGCGCAGTTAACTTCTTGCAAATGTCAGGTAACGTAACAGGTCAGGGTCCGGTATTAAGCTCGCAAGGTTCTGACACAAACGTCAATATGCTTTACCTTGCAAAAGGAACGGGCAAACACGGGTTTGGAACTGGCGGTGGCGCTTACACCGAACAATTTGCAGTAACCCACACAGCCTCAGCAGTTAACTTCTTGCAAGTTACGGGTGCGGCTACGGGAGTAAGCCCAGTTATTAGCGCAGCAGGCTCAGACGCTAACGTAGGAATGATTCTTACATCAAAAGGAACGTTTGGGTTAGGGTTCTACACAAACGCCGGAGCGCAGCAACAGTTTTCTGTAGCTCACACAGCCTCAGCAGTTAACTATCTGCAAGTGACGGGCGGGGCTACGGGTAACTCAGTCAAGTTATCCGCACAAGGTTCAGATGCAAATATTGATATTTTAATTACTGCAAAAGGCGTTAACTCCACCGTCTTTTCAAACAGTGGTGGAAGTCAATTCGCAGTCGGATATGCGGCTTCAACGGTGAACTTGGCCAAGGTGCGTGGCGGCGCAACTGGCGCACCTGCGGTTTATGGCGTGGCAGGTTCAGACACAAACATTGATCTTCTTCTTGAACCCCAAGGCACAGGCAACGTCAGATTCGGCACATACACAGCAGGCGTGATTGCCCAAGCAGGGTACATTACAATTAAAGACGCTGGTGGCACAACTCGTAGACTTTTAGTTGGTTAATCACAAGGAGTAGTAAATTGGCTTGTCTGTACAGCTTAACGTCGCCTTCAGGGCATCAATATATAGGCATCGCAAAAGATGCCCATAAGCGTTGGGCTGTTCATAAGTCATCTGCCAAAACAACCAACAGTCAGTCTGCGCTGTATCAAGCAATCCGCAAGTATGGATTTGATTCTTTTGAGAAAAAAATATTGGTGATTGGCGAGTTTGATTACGTTAAAGAGCTTGAGCCAAAAGCTATTATTGCTTTCAATACTAAAAAACCAAATGGTTATAACTTAACCGATGGCGGCGATGGTACTGTTGGTTACAAAATGTCTGACGAAACCAAAGCCCTGATTGCAGAAAAAACTAGGCTGAGGATGCAAAATCCTGAGTCAATTTTGTTGCTACGAAACGCAAATTTAGGCAAGCGACAGTCCGCAGAAACAAATAAAAAAAAGGGTCGCCCCGGTGTGCCTAGCGGCATGTTAGGCAAAACACACTCAGAAGAAACTCGTCAAAGGATTAGCCAGTCTTTAGCTGGCAATGCCCACACTAAAGGTCACACGCTGTCAGACGAGCATAAACGCAAAGTTTCTAAAGCCATGAAAGGGCGTCAGTTTTCAAAAGAAACTCTAAAGAAAATGAGTTTGGCTTCAAAAGGCAGAATTTTTTCTGAAGAAACTCGTCGTAAAATTAGTATCGCTAGACGCAAATATCATGCTTTAAAAACCCAACAACTTTCCTTACCCCTATTGGAGCAATAAATGACTGAGATACCTTTGTCGTTGACCCCTGACGAGATTAACTTTTTGCAACAGCTAATGGGCGAAACCCCATCGAAGTCGGGCGCATTTTTATTGATGCAAAAAATCAAGCAACAGTCTGACGCTGCTGCGATCACGCAAGCCCCCGTAACCCCTATCCCACAGGTGCAACTATGAACTGGATCATCAACTCACTCTCTGTCATGAACACGCCCGAACCCGAAACGGTTGTCATGTCTAACTTCACAATCAACGACACACAAGGTGGGCTGACAGGCTCGGTGACGTACTCAGTGAACTTGCTACCCGCTGACGCATCAAACTTCACGCCCTACGCAGATATTACCCAAGCACAAGCCGTGCAATGGACTCAGGACGCATTGGGTGCGGATCGTGTCGCAGCAATGGAAGCCGAAGTGCAAGCGCAAATTGATACACAAAAAATTCCTACGCCACAGCCTGCGCCGTTGCCTTGGGTTGCTGCTGAAGCCGCGCCTAAAGTTATTGCTCCACCTGCCCCTGACATGTCAGCACCGTCTGCATGATTTGGTTGATATTTGCTACGCTTGCCACAGTAGTCGGAGTGTTTGTCTGGCTCTGTGCAGGCGTTGACGAACAGATGAAAGGATATTGAAATGGATTGGCAGAACCTCATAAACATTACTGGTGGAACAGCCTTGGCTGTAGCGGGCTGGTTTGCACGTCAACTATGGGATTCTGTCAAAGAACTAAAGGCGGATATTGCTGACTTGCGCTTGCACATGAGCGAATCCTACGTCAAGAAGTCTGAGGTTGACACCTTGCGCGGGGACATGGATAAACGCTTTGACCGCCTTGAGCAAATGATTGCTCGACTCTACGACAAAATTGATGCAAAGGCTGACAAATAATGGACCCGATTACCCTACTCGCAGCACTTGGACCACTTGCCGTTGACTTAGGGAAATCCCTAATCGGGCGGTTTATTCAGACTGACGTGTACAAACCGACTAACGTTGCCGAATACACCCAGATGCGTAACATTGACCTTGAGATGTTTAAGGCAATGAATACCGTAGGCGGTAGCGGCACGACCTACCCGTGGGTCGAAGCCATTGTGCGCCTGATGAGACCGGGCGTTGCTACCGTGGTACTTGGCACTTGGTCGTTTATGATGATTACAGGTCAAGACAGCCCAGCCGTGAATAATTTTGCCTCGGCAGTTGGCTTTTATTTGTTTGGCGACAGAACATTGTTTTACGCACAGAAGAAATGAAACACAATTGGCAACAAGCGTTTGAACAGATGCTCGCCTCAGAAGGTGGTTTTTCTGACGACGAGCGTGATAACGGCAACAAGTTACCAGACGGGCGCAAAGGCTCAACCATGTTGGGCGTAACTCAATACAACTGGGAAGCGCACGTTGGACACGAAGTTACGCATGACCAGATGCGTAAGCTAACCCCTGCGGATGTAGAACCCTTGTACAAGAAGAAGTACTGGGACGTTGTGCGGGCTGACGAGCTACCAAACGGGATTGACTACTTAGTGTTTGATATGGGGGTGAACGCCGGTCCGGGGCGCTCAATTAAACTCTTGCAAGCGGCTGTGGGCACTACGCCTGATGGTGGGCTAGGACCAATTACTCTGTCGGCTGTCTGGGCGGCTGACCCCGTTAAACTAATCCAAGATTTTAGCGATGCCAAAGAAGAGTTTTATCGTAGCCTTAACGACTTCTCTGTATACGGTACAGGCTGGCTTAATCGTGTTGCAGCAGTTAAGGTCAAGGCAAGCTCGATGCTCGGCTAAATTGTGGTTTTAAATTAGTGCGATAAAGGTTAAAATGTCAAATCAAGCGCTTTGTGATAAAACGCTCTCAAAATTACTTTTGTGGGTGGCGCTATGACCGCGAGCTTTGCTCTAACTTACGACAGCTTAGTCACAACGATCGAGCAGTATCTCGAGCGTAATGACGCAGCCGTTGTTGATCAAATCCCCGTATTTATCACCTTGGCTGAGTTTGAGATTGCTCAGCAGATCAAGACGCTTGGTCAGATCGAGGTCGCGCAAGGCGTGATGTCAGTCGGCAACCCGATCGTCCAAAAGCCCGCTAGATGGCGCAAGACGGTGTCAATGTCGGTCACCTCAGGTGGCGAGAAGAAACCCGTCTTCCTGCGCAAGTACGAGTACCTGACCAACTACAGCGCGGAGAGCGCGAACGGACTGCCTCTGTACTACGCAGATTACGACTACGACAACTGGTTTGTGTCGCCTAGCCCAGATCAGGCGTATCAGTTTGAGGTGCTCATTTACCAGCGCCTGCAGCCTTTGTCTTCGACAAATCAAACAAACTGGATTACGAACAACGCGCCGAACGCGATGATCTTCGGGGCACTTCTGCAGGCTGTGATCTACTTAAAAGACGACGCACGTCAGATATTCCAACAGAAGTACGACATGGCCATGCAGGCGCTCAAAGCCGAGGATGTGACTCGCGTGGGTGATCGCTCAGCAATCGCCGTGGACTCATAGGGGTAATCATGACCAACACCTACGTTAACCCGATCACGGGTCAGACAATTAGCCCCTCACAGGTGGGATACGAAGCCCTCACAATCTCAACAGACACTGAGCTAGACTGGCCTATCAACGGTACGACAAGCACCGACGTTGTGGCTGCAATCATTCAGGTCACCGCGACCGTTGGCAGCTTAAAGCTATACCTGCCCTCTGCGCTGCAGGTGAGCACGGGTCAGAGCGTGCTGATTCAAAACATCGGTTCAAATAGCTTCACGGTCACCGATATCTCGGGCAACACGATTGTTTCAATTGCCTCGGGAATCGCTCAGTACATCTTCTTAACGAATAACTCCACAAACAACGGCACTTGGTCTACTGTGCAGTTTGGCGCGGGTACTTCGGCGGCAAACGCCTCCGCTTTGGCAGGTGCCGGCATCGTTGCCTCAGGCACGACGCTCAATCAAGAGTACCTTGAGAGCGCAATCTACTCAACCACGACGCTCAATAGCACCTATCGTGCGCAGTTCTTGGTCTGGTCGGGCGGCGTGGGCACGATCACGCTGCCTAGCGCGAACACTGTCGGTAACGGCTGGTTCATCATGGTGCGCAACGGCGGCTCAGGCATCCTGACGCTTGCGCCGAGCGGCACTGACACAATTGACACCCTTGCAACGCAGCAGCTTCAACTCACAGAGTCACTCGTCATCGTCTCAAACGGCATCGACGGCTACTCTACGTTCGCTTATGGGCGCTCAAACACGTTCGCATACACACAGCTAGCCAAGACGGTCACGGGCGGCACCACGACCCTCACGGCGGTTGAGTACTCAAACGTTGTGCAGGAGTACTTCGGGGCGCTTGCCTCAAATCAGATCATTATCCTGCCCTCTACGGTGCAGATCTACTACCTGAACAATCAGACAACGGGCGCGTACTTGCTGACGTTTAAAACGTCTGCCGTGGGCGCTGCAACGGTGAACGTGCCGCAAGGTCAGACGTTGACAGTGATTTGTGACGGCACGAACGTGTTTAACTCGAGCTCGGCGTCAGGTGGCGTGGTGACGTCGCTCACCATTAACCCCGGCTCGGCAGCGGCACCCTCGCTTAACTTTGCGGGCAACGTCACGACGGGTTTGTACCAACCCGCGACCAATCAAATTGCTTTTTCAGTCGGCGGATCTAACGCCGCGACGATGACGGCAGCAGGCTTCCTGATTCCCGTAGGCATCTCTGGCGGGGCGTTCTAGAATGACAGCTAAAGTCATCTCGCTGAACATCAAGCCGGGCATCCAACGGGACGGCACGCAGTTTGACGCGCCTGTCTACGTTGACGGCAGGTGGGTGCGCTTTCAGCGCGGTCGCCCACGCAAGATTGGCGGCTACAAGGGCATCTTTCAGAACGCCTCGGGCATCAGCCGCGGCATGATCCTAAATTCTGAAGACGGGTTGAACTACGTCTACTCAGGCTACAGCGGCGGCTTGCAGGAGTGGGTAACGGATGACGACGACGGCGTGGGGTCTGGACCAACCAACATTCAATTTTCAGGGGCTATTTTAACAATACCTACTTTGGTAGGTGGTAGCGCATACACAAACGGTACTTATTCTGGTGTTTCACTAACCGGAGGGTCAGGCTCTGGTGCTATTGCAAATATTACAGTTGCAGGGGCTGTCGTTACCGTGGTGACGTTGGTTTCAGGCGGTATTGGTTATTTGTCTGGTGATGTACTCAGTGCTCCTGCAGCAAGCATTGGCGGCACTGGTACTGGATTTTCTGTTACCGTCGCCACTGTTGCTTCAAGTTTTACCGCAAACGCAAACAATCTCTGGCAGTTTGACATCGGCTTTGACTCGGGCGGCTCAGGCAATCAAACGATCGTTGCGCATCCGGGTCTTAACCTTGCAAATATTGACAACACGCTGAATACGCCCGTTTTGATTGGCGACTTCCCGACTGGCGCGATGAGCCAAGTGGGCGTGTTCACTGCTGCAGGCACGATGGTGATCGGGCCGCCTAGCGTGTTCACGATCGCCTCAATCAACGCGCTTATCGCTGTTGGTCAGACGGTAACAGGCACAGGTGTTCCCGCAAACACAACAGTAAGCATAGTGCTGATTGGTGCAAGCACTACGACTGTGACACTCTCAAATACAGTATCAACTGCGGGCGCTCTGACGTTGACGTTTAACAACAACATCAGCGTCTCTGGCGGCTGTGTGATGCTGCACCCGTACCTCTTTGTTTACGGCAACAATGGCCTGATTAAGAACTGCTCGGCAGGTAACTTTCAGGACTGGGTGTCTGCTGACGCAAACGAGAACACCGTCTCTGCAGGCAAGGTCGTCAAGGGCTTACCCGTCAGGGGCGGCACGACTGCGCCCTCTGGCTTGTTCTGGTCGCTCGACTCGCTTATTCGTGTGAGCTACGCGCCTACAACTGTAGGCGCAAGCACGATCTACTGGCGCTACGACATCGTGACAAGTCAGAGCTCAATCCTGTCGTCATCAAGCGTCATTGAGTATGACGGCATGTTCTTCTGGTGCGGCGTCGATCGCTTCCTGATGTACAACGGCGTTGTGAGCGAGATTGCAAACACCCTGAACCTTAATTACTTTTTTGATAACCTGAACTACACGCAGCGTCAAAAAGTGTGGGCAACGAAGATACCTCGTTGGGGTGAGATCTGGTGGTTTTACCCACGAGGCAACGCCACAGAGTGCACAGACGCGGTCATCTACAACGTGCGCGAAAAAGTCTGGTACGACGCCGGTGAGGCTCTAGGCGCTCGACGCTCAGCGGGCACGTTTTCCGAAGTGTTCCGTAAGCCTATCTGGGCAGGTACCGAGACTAATGACTTAGGAACCTACACACTATGGCAGCATGAGTCAGGCACAAATGTTGTGAATTTAAGTGAGCAAAGCGCAATCCAGAGTTACTTTGAAACCGACAGTATTGGTTGGGTGAATGGTGGCCCGAACCAGAACGACCCTGTGGGTATGAACAACTACATCAGGCTTGAGCGCGTTGAACCTGACTTTGTGCAGTCTGGCGACATGAACTTGTATGTCACCGGCAAGGGCTACGCAACCGACAATGACGTGGTGACGGGGCCGTTCGTGTTCTCGCCCACGACGCTCAAGATTGATCTGCGCGAGCAGCGTCGAGAGATGCGTCTGCGCTTTGAGAGCAACGTGGTCAACGGCAACTACGAGTGTGGACTGAACCTGCTCTCAGCAGATGTTGGCGACATGAGATCGACGGGCAACCCATGACGACGTACGATCCTCGCGGCCACACTTGGGACTCATGGTGCTCGCTTACGGCTGAGTTGTTTGCGCCGCAGCAGTTGGGCACGGTTACCGAGGATAAGTGGCGCGAGTGGGCTGACGCAATGGCGGGTATCGGTTATTTTATGAACTCAAATGTTCCAGACACACGCACCTTTGACAACTGGCAGGACTGGGCGGCTTCACTTGTTGGCATTATGAGTATAAATCCATGAGCGACGGCGATAACGGGTATTACTTCGATCAGCAAGCGGCTGATGAGGCGGCGTATCAAGCCAATGCGCTTGCGTTTGCGGGTGAACCACCTGCTCCTGCTCCATCGCCTGAACCTGCGCCTTCATACAGTGAACCTGCGCCTACATACAGTGAACCTGCCCCTACATATAACGCGCCTGCATATACCGCCCCTGCAGCGCCCTCTAATCAGTGGGAACAGACGGTAAACGATATTTACCAACAAACGTTTGGTCGGCAAGCGGACGCAAGCGGCATGGCCAGTTTTACCGCTGCGTTAAACGCAGGAATGACTGGCGAGCAAATGCGTGCTGCACTTGCATCAAGCGCTGAAGGTCAGTCACGGGGGTTGCCACCTGTGCCACCTTTGGCTGCGGCTGCTGCGGCTGCTGACCCTAACGCCGGTTGGGAGTATCAGCCTGAAGAGTTTTATGACAGCGGCGGATCAGCCGCGCCCTACTACCGCAATGTCATCACGGGCGAACGAAAAGAAGTAGGACAGCCTGTGCAAGCCACAGGTGTTACTCCAGTTGATCCTAATACTTTGGCGCAGCATGTAGGACAAAATTTTGAAGGTACGCCAACGCAGTTTTATGATGCGCAAGGAAACTTAAAAGGCATCCTAGTTGACGCGGTGCGTGCAGGGTTAAATACGCGCGAGGGTGAGTTAATTATTGACCCATCGTCCCTTGGGCTAGCGCTTAAACCGAACGAGACAGCGTCGCTTGACAGCAAAATTCAACAGCGCAACGAGCAAGGTCAGTTGCTGTTTGTTGACCCAAATACCGGCGGCACAACAGTCTATAACACTGGCGTACCTGCTGAGACAGGCAGCACGGTCAAGGATCTGCTGTACATAAACGAAAGGAAGTACGGCGGTCAAATCCCTGCCGATATGGCGCAAGGTGCATTACTTCTTGCCGCAACAATGATGACAGGCGGTGTTGGCGGTGCGTTATTAGAAGCAGCGGGGATTGGGGCAGGTGCAGGTGCAGGTGGTGCGGGAGCCGGTGCTTTAAGTGACGTCGCCGCCAGTAACTTAATGAATTCTGGATTATTGCCTGCCGGAATGCAGATACCCGCAAGCGGTATCAACTGGGCTGCTGCTGCAACGCAAGCCGCGAAGACCGCGGGGATCAACGCTGCGGTGACTGCAGCGCAGGGCGGCAACATCGGCGACGTGCTCAAGGCAGGCGCTTTGGGTGCTGTCACGGGTGGGGCAGGTGTTGCAGGTGCTGATCTTCTAGGCGGCGGCGCACTCGCTCAGATTGGCTCACAGACTGCGATCGCAACTGCAATGGCCGCAGCAACAGGCAGAGATCCCGTACAGGCAGCGATAAGCGGTGCATTGACGGCTACGCTTGCAAACGTGGTGCCTGCAAGCACTTCAGACGTATTAAATAGTGCAGGGATTACTGATCCGAGCGTTCAGAAGGCGGTCAACGCTGCAATCTCAAGCTCTGTGATTACGGCAATCCGTGGGGGCGACGTAGGCACGGCAGCGATCATGGGCGCGGTGAACTCGGGGCTAAGTAGCGTTGCGGGCATGATCGGCGACAGCAAGATCGTGCAAGACATCAAAGCTGATATTACAAACGCACTTACATCGACTGTTGACGCAATTAAGTATGAGACTGGTGCAACAAACGCTCTGGCTCTGCCTATTGAGGGGTCAAACAAGGCAATAAGGGGCACGGAATTAGATATACCAACGCAGCGTGACGTTGTTAATGATATTTTTCAGCAGGACGCGCAAGACGCGATGATTCGTGATCTGCCAAAGACGCCGCCGCTAGTGCAGAACGCTATCAATCAAAATACGCCTAAGACGGTTGATAACGTAGTGATACCGCCGTTGATTCAGCAGGCAACAGGGCAGAGTGACGCAAATGCTATCTACAACCAGTTGGTTGCGAACGCTGCTAACCCGACTGTTGGTGCGCCGTTAACCTCGTTGGCGGGGGCAACTACCAATGATGTAAATCCTGTTGCGGTGCCTGCAATAACGGACAACACTGATCCAGAAAGCACGGTTACGCTTAACGTAAAGGGCTCGGCTGATTCGCGCACAGTAGCAGAATTGCTTGAACTTTATAAAGAAGCAGTCAATCCAAATGCAACCATTGACACACCAGAATTTCAGGACATGTTGCGCAGAAACGCTGTAGCAACTCCCGAAATAGATACGGAATACGTGCCTGAAGATTCTGAGTATGTGCCAGCAAACAACCTAGACAACATCCCTGTTGCCCCCACTACGGTTGTGACCGATGGTAATGTGCCGACAACAGCGCCGCTAGGCGTTGCCAACATATTAAACCTTCCGCCTAATATAGTTAGGCTGTCAGAAGAAGAGGCTAGAGATTTAGGCATAGCGCCGGGCTTGTATTCAATCAGCGCGGGTGGTCAACCAACACCCGTCTCAACATTTGTACCAAGCGACAACACCGTACCGGTTACCCCTCAAGATGTGCCCGCGCTTAGGAACATTACTGACCGCGCAACGCAGTCTGATATGACAGCGCTTGTTGATGAAAACGGCAACTTAATCCCCAACGCATTTCAAAACGCAACGCCTGAACAAGTTGATGCGCTGCTCAATAGGTACATTAACAACCCAGAATCCATCTCGGCGGTCAGGCAGGACTTGCAGCCAGTTACGCAAGTTGAAGTTGTACCGCCTGAGGTACAAAAGCCAGAACCCGTCCAACCTGCGCCACAACCACCGCTCACGCCTGAAAAAGTAAAGCCCGAGGAAGTAAAGCCTGAAAAAACGCCAACTGCGTCTGCGTCTTCATCATCCTCTGGCGACACTAAGCCCGCAGGCGGTCTAGGCACGCAGGGTGGTGCAGAAGCAGGCAACGAGGGCGCACCGGGTGCTGTGTCGCCCTCAGGTGCGGCGTCCTTTGCAGAGGCTCAGAACATTGTCTCTGAGGCAGCAAGTAATGAAGATTTATCTGCTGAAGACATCATCATCGCTACACAGCGATTGGTGTTTAACTCTACAACGCTTGGGGCATCACCTGCGCAAGCAGTCGCTAGCGGCTTAGTCACCCCCGACGGATCACTCACAGACAGGGGTGTTAAGCGAATCTCTGACGCTACAGGGCTCTCACCCTCAGACGTTGTTGAGCTCACTAACGGAGCAACGACCGCAAGAACAGGCACAGGCTCTGGCATCACCTCAACAGGTGCGGGCGCTGCAACAGGCGCTGCATCGGGCGCGGCACTCGCAGGCACAGGCATCGGTGGCTCAACTGGCACAAACACTGGCGGCTTGGGCACAGGCACAGGCACGGGAGTGGGTCCGGGCACAGGTACGGGCACGGGCGATGGCTCGGGCGACGGCTTAGGGCTAGGCTCGGGCAGCGGTTCTGGCTCTGGTACGAGCGGCTCGGGCACGGGCGGTGTCAGACCAACTGTTGCGCCTGCAATTGCGCAGCCGTCTTACTCGTACTCAGGCGCGGGCTCGCAAGGCACAACCGTCGGGGCGCTGCCCGGTAACTTACAAGCTACATTTCTGCAAGGTGCGAACGTGGACGAATACAACCCATTTGAGAACTACAACGTGTACCAGCAACTAGCGCCCGTACGCGCCGCCGAGGGTGGCTCACCGCTACAGCTTGCGCAGATGCAGCAAGGTGTCTATGGTGTTGATCCAAGGCTCTACAGCGTGCTGCAAAAGAGAGCCGCACCTAGCTACTTCACCTACGGCTCTGATTCATCTGGGGGCAATCCTACGACGTTTGCGGGTAGCCAGCCGATGGGCAAGCCGACGCCTAGCATCCCAGTCATCCCGACAGGCAAGGCGTCAGGCTCGGACTGGCTGTACCAAGGAGCGGGCTCTAACCCACTAGCCATGGCGGGCTCAGGTATTCCAAGTCTTGGTGCTGGCACAATGGCTGAAGGCGGCTCTGCGCACGACAGTGGCGAGGGCGAGCATATTCCCGAGTTCATCACGGGCGCGACTGGTCACTACGTCAGGGGTCGCGGTGACGGGCAGTCGGACGACATCCCTGCCATGTTGGCGGACGGTGAGTATGTGTTCGACGCATCGACCGTCTCGACGCTTGGTAATGGCTCATCTGACGCAGGCGCGAAGCTCTTGGATGCGTTCCGCAAGTCGCTAAGAGATCACACGAGGTCAGCACCCGCTGATAAAATACCACCAAAAGCGTCGCCTCTTGAGTACATGAAAGAAGCGCTGCAAAACGTAGGAAGGAAATAATCATGGCTGACATCAATCTAAATACATTTGACCCGACGTCTGTGCCAGTTTCCCCACTGACTGCAGCGGCCGCGGCAGCGCCGGGTCCGACTTTTAATGCCGCGACGGGTCCAAACCTAACCGCCGCGCCGTCTAACTATGTGACGCCGCCTCAGCTAGGCACGCCTTCTACGCCCTCAGGCGGATCATTCACTCAGGGTGCAGCACTTCCTAACATCACGACTACGCAGCAGCAGGCTACCGCTGCGCCTGCGTGGTACATGGACTACTTGAACAACCTAGCTGGCGCAAGCACAGCGGCGGGGGCGAATGCCCAGTATGTCGGTGCGCAGCCCCTGCAGCAGCAGGCGTTTAATCAGACGGCTGCAAACGTGGGCAATTACCAGCCTAATCTAGCCTCGGCTAACGCGCTCACGATGAACGCTGCAACGACTGGTGCGCCTGACATCGCCGCGGGCTACATGAACCCGTACATCAGCAGCGTCGTTGACGAAGCAGGTCGCTTAGGTCTGCAGAACATTCGCAATACAATATCTCCCCAAGCAACCGCGGGCGCGGTCGGTAGCGGTCAGTTTGGCTCAACCCGCGGCGCTAACGTGCTTGGGCAGAACGTCACAGGGGCGTTACAGACGCTCGGCGGTCAGCAGCAGGGTCTGCTCGCAAGCGGCTACCAGAACGCGATGACGGCGGCACAGGCGGATCTTACGCGCCAGATGGCGGGCGGCGCCCAGATGGGCATGCTAGGCACCACGACGCAGAACTTGGGCATGGGCGACGTGAACGCGCTGAGCACGATGGGCGGTCAGCAGCAGCAGATGGCGCAGAATCAGCAACTGTTCCCGCTGCAGGTTGCGGCTCAGCAGGCGGCTCTGATGAAAGGGTTCACGATCCCAACGTCTGTGTCGTCTACCTATACAGGCCCGATACCCAACGCGTACCAGACCTCGCCGCTCATGCAGCTTGGATCGTTGGGTTCTGGTATTGCTGGGTTGTTTCAGACACCTTCAAGCGGCGGAGCTAGCACAATTACTAATATTGGCGATTGGTTGAGCAAGACCTTTGGTAGTGGATCATCAACTCCTAGCCCAACCTTTGGTGGCAATAGTGGTTATGGCGATTTGCCGCAAACTGGCGACGATAGCAGGATAGCTGGTTAAGTAAATAATTAAGGAATAAATCATGGCTCTCCCAACAGCAGCACTCCCAACCCTACCAACAGGCATAGGAGCGGCTAGTCCAGATATTCAGAAGCAGTACTCCGAGTCGGTTGAGAAGGTCTTGGCGGCGCTTGAAAACAGGGGCAGCTCTATACCTTGGTTTAAGATCTCTGCAGCCTTGGCTGACCCCGGTCGCACGGGTAGCGCTGCCGAAGGTTTTGGTCGCGCAATGGGTGTGATCGGACAGCAACGCGAATTGGAAGAACAACAAGCCTTGCCAATAGCCCAGATGCGTGCGCAGTTAGTCGGTCAGAAGTACCAGATGCAGAAAGAGCAAGAATCCAATAAAGCATTGCTGAATGCAATTGGCGGCGGCAATGTGGGGGATATTATGCAATCCATTTCATCACCTGAAGGCGCATTTGGAAACCCTCAGTTGTATCGAGCTCTAGTGCGAGCACAGATAGAGGCGCCGTCGGGCACAGAGGCAGCGGCAAAAATTGACAGGTTGCTCAAGACTCAACAAGAGATGCTTGAGCTTGGAATTAAGCAAGGCACACTGAGCACTCAACAAGTTGAGTCTGTGTATAAATACGGCGCCAAGCCGGGTAATACTTCCGGCACTTTTGCGCCAAATAGACCCGCAACAACTGGCGGCATCAACCCTAACCTGACTAGCGGGCCGCCTCGATTTGAGCCATTGCCACCCGGCGTGGTTCCGGGCATTGATGAAGCTCGTACGCCCAAAACACCTGAAGAAATTGAAGAGCAGCGAGGCAGAGCCGACACGCCACCAGCAAAAGAATCGGTGGCATCAACAGCAGGTGGTTATACAAAGTTGTCTGACACTCAATATCAGTTAGCGAGTGGTAGGGTCATGTCATTCCCTGCGGGAACGCCTCAAGAAAAAATTGACAAGGACATGTCAGCCTTCGCGGCTGAAGAGCAGAAGACTTACGAAGAAAGTTTGCGCAACATGGGTAAGGCTGAGATGGAGTCGTGGAGCAAAAAGAGAGCCTCTCTGATTGATGCAAACCCAAATCAATTAACAACTCAAATTGGCGACCTGACCAACACAATTAAAATTCTATCCAACCCAAAATTTGAAAGAGTAGTTGGCTTACTTCAGCAAAAGGATCCAAACTCTGATGGCACGGTTATGGGCTCTATTGTCAATGGCATACGGAGTTTGGGCGCGGGCGCTCAGGAAGGTCTAAAAATTGGTAATTATGGCTCTATCTCAGCGCCAATTGAAGAAATGATGCGCGTAGAAAAATTTACTAAAGAAGAGCGTGCCGCATTTAATGAGGTGCGAAGAACCATTGCAAGTGGGCTGATTGCAAGCATCCAAGGTGCAGGTCGTGCGCTGGGTCTTAACCCAACTGACTCTGATCGTATCCTATATGAATTGGCATCTGCGACGACTAGTAATCTGGCTGCGAATACAATTTACTGGGCGCAACAACGACTTGTTCAGACGCAGTTTGAGTACTCCGCAGTCAAAGGACTCAGCAGTTATGTTGGAAGACACCCCGCTGAATACTTTACAAGCCCAAAATCTCCATTTACAAAAGCTCAAAAAGAGTATGAAGCAAAAATTGCACAAATTCAGGCAAGAGCACCGGGCACTCAGGAGTAATAAAAATGTCTGAAAAATTTGATCCCTTAGCTATCAACCCCAATGATTTTTTAAGAGAGCCAGTCAAAGATATACCTTCAATAAGCACTGGCGAGATGATTGCCGCTGATCAAGCGAATTTAGCAGAAACCACGCCACGCGAGCCACCTAGTCAGATGGGGCGTGCCGCGGCTATTGCGACGGGTGCCGCCGTAGGGGCGGGTGCTCAAGGTCGTAACATTCTGCACTTTAAAGATGTGCCAAAAGAGTATGACATCAAGTCCTCTGCCGTCAACACGGGCGGGATGGGTAAGCCGCTGACTAGTTTTCAGTTGATGTCACAGCCCGGTCAGCAGGCAGAGCTTGAGCGGCTCAAGATGCGTGATTTATTAGATCAGTACCGCTCGGATGCTGGTGTAGCAGATGTCACCACGCAAAGCCTGCGCACTCGAGAGGAGGCTGCCCGCCGTGCCCTAGAGATGGCACGCCAAGGTGAGCAAAACGCATTGACTAGGTTCGTTACTCTCGGTGGTGGCAAGACGGCGCCTGAGACGCGCTTAGATGCTGCGTCAAGGGCGATCACCGCGGCTAACCCACCTGTGCCATCCATTACAGTGCCGGGGGTAACGGTTAACTATGGCGACATGTACCCAAGCCCCACGGGCGGCTCAGCGGCTCGTGAGATATCTCAGCACGAGTCAGCGCACTACCGCAGTTTGTCACAGGGCGACCAGATGAAGATGGTTGACCGTCTTGCCCAAGAGCTTGGTGTTGGCAAGGGCTATGTACGCATGATGCTTGAAGCAGGTGAGCATGAGCCAACGGTCACAGGGCGTGTGCTACTGCCCGCTAAAGACATGAACGTAATTAACGCTACCCAAACCCCTCAGCAGCAGGTAGCGGCGACCCTGACGCCTGCTGAGAGGGCTGCAGTAGAAGCTGAGGCGGCGCGTTTACTGCAACAGCAGCAAGCAGAAGCGGCGCGTGCGGCACAACAACAGCTTATCAATGATCTGCGCTTCAACGAATCGGACCGTGTCTTGCGTGAAAGCCAAGCAGGTCGTGCTGGTGCGGCTAGGAGCGCCACAAGTGCTGCTGATAAGCTGTTAGAAGACCTGACTTTGCAGGGCATTATCAGCGAAAAACACAGACCATTTATTGAAACGCAGCAGGCTCGCATGGTTGAAAAACGTGGCGCCCTACCGCCGTTCGGGCCTGCCGTTGAGATGACCGCTCGAGCGCTTCCAATTGCTGGCGGTGTGCTCAATGCAATGTCAACCGCAGAGCTGATGCATGACGCATACCGCCGTAAAGAAACAGGTGACCCAATCGGTGCGTTTATTGCGGGGGCAGGCGCTACGCTTCAACTTCCAACAATTTTGAAGACCTCAATAGCGGGCGCTTTGGCGGGGCTTGGTATTGATATAGGCACCACCGCTGGGCTATATTACTATGATAAATATGCGCCAGAGATTCATAAATTCTTGCAAAAGCAGATCGGGTTACCAAAGTCTTTTGATCCGACCACTTACTCCGTCATGCCGGGCGTGAAAAGGTAAATATCTCCTCAACCTGTTCAGGGTTGTTTGCCCTCGGCTAAACACCGAGGGCTTTTTTTTATTCAACTTTGTCAGACAGGCGTCGATAGTCTTCAAGTGCACGAGCGACCTCGTGGTTCAGTGACTTGACTAGCGTGATGCAAGCCCGGCGCTCGTCGTCTCGTACGGCCTTTTCAATTGCGCGGCCATACTCAAAGATGTCCACATCATCAGCGTACATCCCGTTCGGGTCTTCATTCTCGCATTCTAAAAAGATGCTCTTGATTTCAATATTGCTTAACATTACCTTGGTTCCTTTGTAAATTGAAGGGCGGTTTCACTGCGCATGGCAAGAGACTTGTAATAGTCCCACTTGGCAATTGTTACCTCATCTTTTGATGGAGGCACCCAATTGCATACCCTTTTCCAAGTGCGCTGAACGCTCGTTGCAGAGGCGGGCGCGTATGGTTGATGATTTTCATTTAAACTAAAATTATTATCCATTTTATGTTTTCCTTGAGCGTTCTTTAGCCAAAAGCATAGCGCGGGCGATCGTGTAACAATCATCAGCGTCTTGAGTTTCATTCCCCTTATCCCAGTTCATCTTGAGCATAGCAAAGAGGGCGTATAAATCTAGCAGGTCGTCTTCGGTCATTTCTTTAATCTGTTGCGAATCTGGGTTGCAAGCTGCTCGAGCGCCACGTCGAGCACCATTGGAGTGTCTATCCCCTCAAGGCCTTTGCGCATTGCGTCAACAATCTTGGCGCATTCCTCTCTTTCAATTGCGATGGCGGTCTTGGTTGTATCAACAGCCACTTTCATGATTTGCGCCTGGGCAAGTGCCAATGCATTATCAAACTCCTCCTGCGTGAATAGCGTAGCGCCGGTACCACGGGCAAAAAACTTCTTTTGAAAATCGCTAATATTTGCCATCTTTAAACCACCATTTTAAAAATATTAAAAATACGCACCATGCGCCGTAAAACCACAGCATCCACTCGGGCAAGTCAGCGGGGATGTTCATCAGTTAACTCATCATAGTGTTCGTACTCGTACAGGTACTGCGCAGCAGTCATTTGATTGCCTAGCTTTTTAAAATACAGGTGCATCTTCATGCAGTCGTCTTTTGTGCGTAACTGCCACTTGAGCTTTGGTTGATACTTTAATTCACGCACAGACAACTCAATCGGCGTACCACACACGCCCTCGTTCCACGCTTGGAACATGCCGTCGCGTTTCTGATTGATCGTCAGGTCAGCGTAGTTGCTGTGCTTGAGTAACATGCCTAACTCACTAGACCCCGCCGTGAATTTAGACCGTGGTGGGTCGTTGGGTGGCACGATGGTGTAGGTGTAGGGTAACTTAGCCACCGTTCTTCTCCTTGAGCTTCGTTTCAATAGCACGAACATCTTTAGCATCAAAAACGCCCTGCCACAAAATTAAATCAACTTCATCATCCGTCAGTCCTTGCCACGGCTTGGGTATCCAGTACTCGCTCGTCTTATAAATAACCTTTGTGGGGTCTGTTGGGTGCGGTTTAAACGGCATTGTTCTTCTCCTCTAAAAATTCGCTGATTTCAGTAATCAATTCCGCTCTTGTCAGTTTGCTTTCAAAGAAGTCACGACCCTCATTGACTGACAACCCGACCCATTCTTTGCGTGGTGGTGCTAAGTCAATTACGGCAATCATTCGCTGTAGGTCAGACGCATACACCGTTGCTTTGCCATCGTGAACACTCATGCCCTTTGGGTTGATTGCCAAGTCAATAGCTTGCTCAATCCGCTTTCTCATAAATGACGGGAAAGGAACAACAGCTTGCTCAGGCTTGGTGGACTCTTTGCCCATTGCATTGACCGCACGGTCAACGCTTGAGTGCATCTGCTTTGCCATGCCTTCAATAACTGCGTCTTCGTAAAATCGCTCAAGTCGTTCTTCAAGCAGTGGGTTAATGTCAGCATCAGTGGGGTGCTTGCCGCAAGCCAGTATTACCATGTTGACTAGGTTGTGTTTTTGTTCAAGGTCTTTAAATGACATCGTTCTTCTCCTTGAGCTTGGCTTCGATAGCCCTTGCATATTGACCAACGTGAGTTTGTGGTTCTGCGTAAATCAGGTTTACTTCTTCATCCGTCAGATTGACCCACGGCTTGCGTGGTGGTGCATCTTTCAAATCTACACGCATACCAACCTGATTCAACGTCACCATGCCAGACCCTTTTGGTTCTAGCCCCCGTGTAATGTTTGTATCTGCACCTGCGTCAGTTAATTTAGGCTCAGGCTTGGCTAACTCTTGCTCAAGTGCTGCGATAGCAGGTTGTATTAAATCAACAGGATTACCATTATTGTCGCAACACTCAAGTGTCAAAGCATCCAACGCTTGCTGCATGATTTCACGGCTCATTTCGTCACCTCTAGTGCGTAGAGTGGTACGTCACTGCTATCTACATGGTTGCCCAGCTCATAAGCTGTGATAACAGTGTCGTACTTTTTGTTGTAATACGCCACAGGCTTCAACGCTTTAAGTTCACGCAGATAGTCTTGGCGCACAAGGTCGGCAAAACGTTCAAGGTCTGCGTCCTCCCAAATTAAATTTGGGTTTGATTGCTTGGCTTGACGCGCCAACTCTTTTAATCGTTTGTTCATGTCGCCCACCTCGGTGTCATAAATGATGCGTGTTGTCTAGCCTTAGCTCTGCGTGTTGCCTTGCGTTGTTTAAACGGCATCAGGTGCGCCTTGTGCTTACTACGCATGATAAATATTGCCTTACGTAACATCTTGCGTGGAACAACCAACCGTGTCGGGCGTACTGCAATGCGCTCACCCAACTCATCAATTGCGTTCCACAAAGATAAAAGAGTTTCCTCAAGTGCATTAGGTGTTAGGTCTATCACGGCATTACCTCCGCTGATTTCAGCTTGCCCCATTCACCGTCAAATGTGTATTTAATGTTTGGGTTGTCTGCTTGGGGTCGCAGTATCAATTGTTGGATTTCAATACCATCGCACCCAATTAAAAACTTACCGACGACTCGGCTGTACACAACAACATCAGGCTTGGGTTCAGGCTTGATGCGGTAGATCATACCGTCAGCCCAAAGAGGATGCTCTCTGTCCGACCATTTACCATCGCCCTGTAGCGTTTGAATCTGTTTACCTTCAGCCCAAGCAACGATGCAATCGTAGTGTTTGTGTTTCATGTTGAATCCTTCAGAAAGCCCCCGAAGGGGCACAGGTTTAATGCTCAAACGCCACGCACACTGTGCAGCCAGAGCGTGCGCAGTCGTGATTCTTTTTGTACCTGCTCGCTCCAAAATCAATTGGGTCAACAGAATCAAAATACTCGACGTCATAGCCCTCGTCATCGAGTCGGCACAGCTCAACGTGACCGCTTTTTGAGTCATGCGCCTTGATCTCAAACTCGGCGCCGTTGCCTGCGTTCAATGAGTCTTCAACCTCCGCTGCCCACGCTAACACCTGCGCATCTGTGAAAGCTTCTTGCTTATGCAGGTCTGACAGGTAACCCTTAATTTCTTTTAAACCCTGCTCGTTTACTGTTTTCATGATTCATCCTTAGCCCCCCGTAGGGGGCAGTTGATTAAGCGGTGATTGCCAACAACTGGCTGATCTGATCTTGCAACTTCATAACGTCGTTCTCAGCCTTAGCGCGGACTTGCTGCACTTGAGATTTGAGCGAGTTGATGGCGCCCTGCTGAATCTCATCGCGAGAATAAAAGCTGCACTCGACAATGCCAGTACCAACCTGCGTGTAGCCAATGTCATCCATGTTTGTGTTAGTGAAAAACAACAGGTCGTGGTTTGCGGGATCGTACAAGTCAGACACATTGATGCGCTCGAGACCCAGCTTGCTTACCCAGATTTTTACTGTGTTCATTTCAGGTTCCTTAGCCCCCGAGGGGGCGGTTGATTAAATTGATTTGAGGGTGAAATAGCGTGCGGTGGTGCCGCAGCCAGTGGCGTCGTAAGAGCGCTCTGACTCAGCAATGCGGCGGATGTACTTGAGCTCGCTAGTGACGAGCGAGATGCCGTCTGGGCGGGTGCAATACTCGCCCTTCAGGTGTTGGCAGTCTTTGCAAAATTTAATTTCCATGCTGTTCTCCGAGCCCCCGAGGGGGCGGTTGGGTTAACGTGAGGTGACCTTGACGGCGTAGACGGCGGTGACCTTGGTGTAGGTAGCCAACTGCGCTGAAGTCACTCCAAGGTCGGCGCACAGCTTTTTGTAATCAACAGTGTTGCGGTTAGATTCGACCACCGTGGCTTTGAACAAATTGCCTGCGATCACTTTGTCGCCGTTAAGCAGGGTGGCAACATCTTTGATGTCGTCTTTGATCTTGTCGGCTTGCTTGGTCAGTTCAGCGATTTGTGCCAACAAAAGACCCAACTGGTCAACTTCTAAAAGGGCGATGTCATTTGCGTTCATGGTGTAGCTCCGGTCTGTGAATCAGGTTGAAGGTTTGGTTAATGCGTTTTTTACTGCTTACTGCTGAAAAGAATATTAACACGATTAACAACAAAAACACACATTCTTTATACTTTGTTGTAATAAAGAATCACTTCTTTACAACTAAACCTTTTTTAATGTAATACAGGATTTGTGCGCTCATTGTGCGTGTTTCTAGCTCACAGACCGCTTGCAACTGAGCCAAAATTGACTCTGGCAGGCGGACAGTAACAAATTTTTCTTTAAGTTCTTTTTTCATTTAAAAACTCCAGTATTTGTGCCTTGGCATCCTCAGCACCTTTGCCCACGATAGCACAATATCCAACACTTTGTAAATACTCAATCATCCCGAGCTGTTCAGGGCTCACAATGCCGCCCTTGGTGCGCTTCATCTCAATCCATAACTTCCACTCTGGCACAAACAAGTCGGGGATACCAGGCACGACGCCCTCTACCTTTAATTTTCCTGCGGTTGCTCTTGATCGAGCGCCACCATTCGGGATAGCAAAAATCAGCACATTCGGGTAGCTGCGCCTGAACCATTGCACAAGCAATGATTGTTCAATGTGCTCAGATGGAGCTTTTAAAACGGGCATAGCTCTTCCTCCCACTTATCACAGGCATCTACAGTTGCCGCAAACTCTTCAGGCGGCTCTGTATCAAACTCTTTGCACTTGCCCTTTGAGTCATACTTATCGCAGGTGTGGCAGCACTTTGGCACTTTAAGCAAAAACAGCGGTTTCTTGTGTCGCACGACTCCAGCTCCTTGTCAGAATTTGATAAAACTTGCCATCTAGTTTAAATGTAATCAATGATGGCGGCCGCGCCTTGTTCATTTGGTCAGCAATAAAGAGTAGGCCCTCATCTTGGCTCATGCTCTCAGCGCCTGTCAAGAGCGCCCCAGAGGCTTGTGCCAAGTTGTAAAGGGTACGCATAGCCTTCTCACCTGAGTAGCCCATGTAGCCCACTGTGAGGTATTCCGTGACTGGCTTGTCACTTAGGCCACCATAGTATGTGCAAGATAGCATCGGCTTGCCTGACGTTCGGCTGATCTGCTTGCGCCATGTCCATGAGCGCACAGCCAGTTCGCCATTTGCTGCGACGCCCATTATGTCGTCATTGTGGAGGATGAATTTTTTCTCAGGTGGTGGTGGGAACGGCTCTTTGCAGTGTGGGCAAATCTTGGCAGAAATTGCACAAATCTCATGACAATGCTCACACACCTTAGTTGGCGGATCACCATCGCCCTCGCCCTTCTTTTTGCTCGGCTGCACCGCGGTGACTGGACCGTGCATCTCAACCACTCCCGCAAAGTCAAGCACTAAACAGTGATCGGTATGTGACTTGGGGCGCATGCCACGACCCGCCATCTGGACGTAAAGCGAGGCGCTCATGGTCGGGCGTAGCATCACCAACAAGTCAATGTCCGGGTGATCAAACCCGGTCGTCAACACATTCGCATTAGTCAGCGCTTGAATCTTGCCCGCCTTAAAGTCATCAAGGATATTCTCACGGTCTTTCTTTGGCGTTTCGCCTGTCACGCACTCGCTTATTATTCCGTTCTCATTGAGCAGGTGCGAGATATGATGCGCGTGATCAACCCCTGAACAAAAGAAAAGCCACGACTTGCGATTACCAGCAAGTTTGAGAACCTCTTCAACGACCTCGCGGTTGTTTTTCTCAGTATCAATCGCCGCCTGCAGCTCAGACTCAATAAACTCGCCACCACGCTTATGCACCTCTGAGGTATCCAAACGCAGCGTCGTGCGCGTGGAGCGCAAGGTTGATAAATAACCACCCTCAACCAAGGACTCAATGCTCACGGGTTCTATTAAATCATCAAAGATGGCGGGTTTGTCAGTGATCAGCCCATGCCCCAACCTGAAAGGCGTGGCCGTCAGCCCAATCACCCGGAGGTGTGGGTTGATGATGGTCAGGTCAGTGATCAGCTTGCGATAGCTGCCCTCGTCATTATGGCTCACCAAATGACACTCATCAATCAGGATGATATCAATATGACCGAGCTGCTCGGCGCGCTTGCGAATGGACTGGATTCCCGCAAAGGTGATCTCTTTGCCCAAGTCTTTTTTGCCAATACTTGCGCTAAAAATACCCAAAGGAGCGTCAGGCCAGTGCTCGCGCATCTTGCCTGCGTTTTGCTGGATCAACTCCTTGACATGCGTCAGCATCAAAATCTTTGTCTCAGGAAAGTCTTGTAGGGCGTTTTTGCAAAATGCTGCGATCATGTGGCTTTTGCCAGAGCCAGTTGGCAGGACTAAGCAAGGATTGCCGGTGGGGTTGGCGCTGAACCAAGCGTATAGTTGGTCGATGGCGCGTTGTTGGTATGGGCGTAGTGTGCTCATAAGTCCTCCACCATCTGAATGCGTTTGCCGATCCATTGCATGACGGGCACCGCCATACTATTTCCGAGCGCCTTGTATCTAGGACCGTCAGGTGACTGTTCTTTCTTGCGCCAAGGGATGTTTGTGTGATTGTCAGGAAAGCCCTGGAGGCGCTCACATTCGGTGGGGGTTAGGCGGCGTACTGCCATTGATTGAACCAACCCTAATCCGCCCTGATTGCAAGACGGGTCAAGCCCTCTAGAGGTGTCCAAGGTCTTTGATACATCAACTTGATTGACACCGCTCACAGGATTGTTTGATTTCATGGAGTTGGAGGATAGGCTGTCAAAGGCGTAGGCTGTTGCTACATAAGAAGTTTGCTTACTACCAGGTTGAGCTGCTAAAGCGCCAACAATTTGACCATCACCATTGATAAGCCGAACTTCATCTCTTGTATTTTGAGCAAAAGCAATCGGTTGCGCCACCCCATGCACGCCTGTAGCGTTAAGCGTGTACATCGGACCGCCAACTGTAAATCCGTCACCATTGCCGCCGTTCTCAGGTTGTCTACCAATGGTGTTTTCAGCCAAAGCAATCGGCTGAATTATCACCGGCTCATGCCCATGCGTTTCGCTGCGTAGAGTTCCAACAGTTCCGTCTTTAAGTATGTTCATCACACCCCCCCCTTGATCCATTAAAACAATCATTGTTTCGGTTTCCATATCAAGCCTCGTTTTCGTTATCAAGCATTTTGCGACCGAGGGTATATAACCCCCCCCCCCCGTTAATATGTTGGTTCTCTAGCCCTTGTTTGTCACCAAAATGCGCGTCAAGCGTAGGCGCTATTTCAGGTGGCCAAGGAATCAATCCTGTTCCTCCTGCGTCTTTTCCTAGCGCACCCTTGTAAAGCGTTCCGCTAATCATGTGTCCACAAGCGGCGTCTTGTGCTCCGATACTGCGGCCAGTGCGCGCTCCAATTGTTCCGGCAATTTCTTGCCTCGCTTCTCGGCTCGGCGCAGGATGCCCTGACAAGCTGTGGCGCTCAAAAAGAACCGCTGCGGCACCGCGCCAGTCTCCAAGACATCCGACAACGAACACACGGCGGCGTCGCTGGGCCACTCCGAAGTACTGAGCGTCAAGAATTCGGTATGCGAACCCATATCCGAGTTCCCCCAACCCTCGAAGAAAGGAGGCAAAATCTTGTCCTCCGTTACTGGATAACACGCCGGGGACGTTCTCCCAAACCAACCACTTGGGGCGATACTTGTTAGCAATGGCAAGATAGGTAAGCATGAGGTTGCCACGCGGATCGTCCAGTCCTTTTCTGAGTCCGGCAACGCTGAAGGACTGGCAGGGAGTTCCTCCGACGAGAACATCGATAGCTGTTGAGTCATCAAGTTTCCATTCTTTAAATTTAGTCATATCGCCGAAATTCGGCACGTTGGGGTAGTGGTGCGCAAGCACCGCCGATGGAAATGGTTCAATCTCAGAGAACCACTGCGGCGTCCAACCAAGCGAGTGCCAGGCGGAAGTTGCCGCCTCAATGCCTGAACATACTGATCCGTATCTCATCCCACCACCTTCGCACCAAATATCTCACGCGCCTCGTCCAAAAATTTGTCGCCAGACGCACACGCCTTATGATTGGCAACAATCTCACGGCTTGTGAAGGTTTCCCAATCGCTTACGCCGTTTTTGATGTCGCCCTCTGGCGTCATCCAAATGATTGCTTTGCCTTCAACCTTATGTTGCCACGGCACCAAGTCAGGGTGCAGGACGTGTGCCTCGCAGCCCTGCTTTTGGTTCTCAAAATCAAGGGCCACGTCATACTCTGCACAATGCCAAGTACCGTCCTCACGCGCCGTGGAGTTGGTGCAAGTGCGGCAATTGACCTCTTTGGTCAGTTTAGTTTTGTGGCAAAACTCATGCGCCGCACAGAATCGGCACTCAAACCATGTGGGATCGGTGCTGATGGGTGGCGGCATACGTTCAGCTTTGACCAAGCGGTGGCCACGCTCTATAGCCTTGGTTGCTACGTCTTTGTCTAGCTTGACTCGCTCGGTGTAGATACGATCGTCATCCTTACAGATAGCGTAGTACAGCGCGCGGTCAAGCTTGAGCCCGAGCATATAGGCCTGCATCTGGACAAAGTGCTGGGGCTTACTCTTCTCGACCCCATTTTTTTCTAAATCATCAAACGATTTCTTACCGTGCGTCTTGATCTCAAGCACATGACGCGCCTTGGGTGCTTCGGGTACGCCTGACTCAATCACCCCGTCCACGCTACCACCAACGTGGCAACCAAAATCCACGCGCGACTGGTTCTCACCCGTCTTTTGTACGTTCAGCCCAATTGCGCGCAGGTCAGACACAACTTGTGCCTCTTCGTTTTGCCCGCGGCGAAACAAACGCAGAATGCGCCCAGGGAACTTTTCGACCACAGCCATCCTGAACGATAGCCATAACCATCTGTCACAGACGTGACCAAGCGTTGAACATCCCATGTGGGGTCTAGGTTCGCCTTGGATCGACTCATGGTGCTTGTCAATCAATGCGCTGATGGTGTATTCTGACTCTGGTATTTTCATGCCAATCTCCTTAGTTTTTTGCCCCCAACCGCAAGGTCAGGGGCATTTTTTTAAATTAAAAATTGTTGCGTTTGAGTCGGAATCGCAAAGCTCCACCGAGCAGGTGCGTTGTAAGACTCAATCCTTGTTCGCATAACTTGCGCTCTGACTTCTTTGCTAGGCGGCATATAGTTTCCCTTCCATGATTGATCAATACCGATATTTCTACCAATGTTTGTGCTATCAGCCGAGGCAAAAGGGAATTTTGTAAATATGGACGGATTCAACATCCGTAAGCCGTGAATCTTGACTAGTGGCCGACCGTCTTTATCGCTAATCGCTCGAATCGCCACGGCCATCTGCACCCACCACTCGGTCGTGCCAATGTTTGCATACTGGCCTGAGCTGCCAAAACAAACTCGAGGATAATCGGCGGCCAAACGCTCAAGTCGCGCAATAGATTCGTTTAAATGCCAAACTGGTGCACCAAACCAATTGCCATGAGGCCACTCGGCAAGCAAGGTGTCATTGTCTGCTTCTGACCCATCAATTACGTCTGGTATGACAGAAAAATCACAAGCGGGTATGCGTTTGCATTGCTCTGCCCACCCATAAAAATTTGACCAATCTTTTATTGGGCTTCCAGACTTCCAAGCGCTAAATGCACCATTGTCAACGGCAAAAGATTGACAAACTTCTACCGCTAAACCAAGCTGATCGGAGTGAGCGTAACTAATAAACGCATGACCAGTTTCTATTGCCTTAACCGCTGCGGTAGCTGGCGTAATTGGCAACCCGTGATAATGAATCACCACAATTCTCCGTTGTATACCACGCCAAAAGCAACAGTTGGTCGCTCGACTCTTATTTCAAATAAGCGTAAATGTTTAAGTTCTTCCCAAATAAATTTGGCTATATTTTCAGATGTTGGCAATTCAATAACAGCATTTAAATATTTATGATCAAGCAATGCTTTAACTTTTAAACATTCTGCATTAATTTTTTCTTCATGAATAACGTAACCATTCAAAGCGGTTCCCAAAATCCAAACTTCAACGTGATATGAATGACCATGCATTTGCGGAAAATCCGGCAATGAATGAGCCGCTTCAAAAGTAAATCGTTTAAACAATTTCATTATTTAAAAGGGGCTCTCGCCCCTCCCTGTTTAGGTTAAGGTTTATTTTCTAGTGCTATTCAACCAGCGCGCCAAGCGCTCTGCTGCCCACACGTCAGTCAGCTTGCGGTACTCAGGCGAGCCGTCTACCCAAAAATCATTGGGGTTTTTTTCTTTCATTTTGACAACCACGGCGTCAATTTTTGCCACGGCTTTTTCATGCCCTTCTTCGTCTTCCTTGTCAATCGACAGGTCAGGGTTTCTAAAGGCGCGCGCGGCGCGTCCGGCATCAATCAGATCTTGTGTGTAAATCATGTCAATCCTTTAAAGTTGATAAATTTGCACCAAACCCTAAAGTTTGGCGCGTTTTTTAATGGTTTACTTCTTGACCCAAGGAGGGGCGGCCTTGGCGCTCGCCGCCTTAGGTGCCGCAGACGCTGCAGCCATTGGCATCGCGCCCCCGCTCAATGACTTAAATCCTTTCACGTCGTTGCTGTCGCCGTACTGCTCAGACTTGCGGATGTCTAGCTTCACCTGTAACTGGCCGCCCACGAACTGGTCGGTGTCGTCCACCCGCGCCAAGCCAATCGCGCGCATCAACTCGCCCATCTGTTGGTAGGCGATCGCCTCAGCCGCCGGGTTCGGGTTTTTGATGTTCAGGTTGCCAAACACAACTCGGCCCTGATGTGAGGGTCCGGTGATGTCATACCGGATAGAGATGTATTCGCCAGTCCCCGCCTTCGTTGACTTGACCTCAGCCCCACCAATGGTTGCGGTGTACCAACCCGCGGGTAAAGGCTCATATGAGCGCTCTGACTTGGGCAAATCTGATTCTACGAAAGGTGTGTGTAGCTGTGCCATGATGTTTATTCCTTAACAATGATTTTGAATGTTGGGCGATTAGCTGTGGTGGTGATCGCATCGAGCAAGGGCTCAGTAATGCTCGGGTCTGCAGACTCCCATTGATCGCTTACGATCGTGGGTGTCCACTTGAAAAGACTAGCCAAGTGATCGCTTAGCCCATGCTCAGCGGCCAGTTCCTGCAGGCGCTCAGCGTTGACCTTGCGGGTCATGCGCCCAATGATTTTGACCAAGTAGCCATCAGGTGTCGGGAAGTTCTTTGTGCCTTCCATCGTGGGGGCAACATTAAACTCCTTGACCATTTGGTCTTCAAGGTCGCGACGGACTTTGACTGCCGTCTCTTCAGTCTGTTTGGCGTTAAGCCATGCTTGGTAGAGGCTCATTCTTTATCCTTTGCTTTGAGCATTGCATCCGCTAGTCGATACGCGTCTTCTGCAACTTCATCAAAACTTGCGTAGCTTTCATCAAAATTGATTGCTTCTGTGTAGATTACGGGCAAGACCTTTGCCGCAAAGTAATCGCGCAGAGTCATGCCACGCACAATTTCACGGTTTATGGTTGTTGGAAATGCGGGTTGATTGTTATTGCTCATGCCACACCCCCAATCTTCTCAATGATCGCGCCAAAGTCAGCGGGCTCCCAAGCGTCGAGTTTTCCCGAACGATCCTTGGCCAACCACAGCCCATCAGAGTCACATAACAAAGCCCGTTGGCTCACGCCCTCAGCGTCTTTCTCAACGCGCAGGGCAAGCACTAGGTCAAAAAAATATGGCAATGACTGCCCCGTCTTGTTCCCTGGCATGCTTGGTGAATACAAAATTCGCCCCATCTCATCAGCAGTCTTTTCAACCTTGGCGGTCATCAAGACGTGGCGACCGGGCAGGTCACGAAATGCTCTTATGATGTCAGCCATCTGAGTCTGCATCTCGCCATATGCTGCTCGCGGATCCTTGTTCACTTTCTTTTCAGAGTTTAAGCAGACCTCTGCAATCTCTGAGATTGAGTCAAGCACAACAGACTGGTACTCTTGACCGCCGCCCTCAGTCAGCCACTCATAGGCCTCCCAAAGATCAGACATGGTGCTGATCTCAAGGTAAGGCACGCCTGAGTCTTTAATGCTCAATAACCCGCCCTCAGCACTCAAGATAACTGGGTGCGGCATTGTGGCCGCAAGGGTAGTCTTACCCGCCCCGGCCTGCCCGTACACTAGCGCTTTCACGCCATTCGCCGACAAGTCGGACGTACTCTTTAAGTTGATAGCCAAGATGGCTCTCCTATGTTGTTATCTCGCCGATCAGACAATCTGTTGGGCGATTGATTGAATTATTTCACAAATAAAAGTATATTGTCAACTGTATTATTTAATTGAGGTGCAATATGTTGACTTTAGATGAAATCCGCAAGAAGTTGCAAGATCGTAGCATTCCCTATGTGGCCGCTCAAACTGGGCTAAGCTACAACACCATTCGAGACATCCGCAACAAGGAAAACGCCAACCCGACCTATAACGTGTTGGCCGCCTTGAACAGTTACTTTGAACGAGCCAAGGACGTGGCCAAATAAAAATTTGTTTTTTGTTGTAAAACCTTTTTAATCACTTTACGACACAGCTAGAGTCGCTCTTGAAAAGACGGTCCCCTCACCGTTCTGCTGTGTCACCTTTTTATCCGAGGCAACTTAGGGAGTTGTATGGCAAGCCTTTCTCACATCTTTGGTGGTGCGTTTACCCCACCCCCGATAGACCAAACACCCATAGCCCCACCAGATATCCAACTCAGGGAGGCCATCATTAATTCAGGGCTAACGGCACCTGACTCAATCATTTTAGATGGCAAGATTCACCGTTTCAGATCAGGCCAAAAGGGTGGCAAGCCCGCGGGTGACAAGACAGGTTGGTACATCGCCTTTGACGATGGCACGCCCGCAGGCACATTCGGCTGCTGGCGCTCAGGCATCACCCACGATTGGCGGGCGGTTGTTAACCGTAAGTTAACGGCAACCGAAGAGATGGCGATTATTCGTCGCATGACTGAGGCTCGAGCACTGAGAGACGCCGAGCGTGCCAAGCAGCATGAAACCGCCGCCGACACTGTTGAAACAATCTGGTCAGGCTGCATGGCCGCAAGCCCTGAGCACCCTTACCTAAAACGCAAGAACATCAACCCAAACGGCGCAAGGGTCACAGGGGATGGTCGCCTGGTCGTGCCGCTGTTTGACTCAGAGGGCACTCTTTCTTCACTCCAATACATAGACAATGAGGGCGGCAAGCTCTACCAGACAGGCGGGGCAACTGGGGGCTGCTTTTGGCAGCTCGGCACGACTGATGAACCCGGCGTGATCTACATGGCCGAGGGGTTTGCCACAGCCGCCACGATTCACCAAGCCACAGGCAGACCTTGCGTCATCGCCTATAGTGCATCAAACCTCGTGCCAGTGCTCGGCTCTTTGCGCGCCCAGAATGACCCCAAGCAAGAGATTGTGATTGTGGCGGATTTTGATAAGTCAGGGGTTGGGCAAAAGTATGCCGAGCAGGCCTGTGCCAAGCATGGCGCGCGGTTCGTGGTCAGCCCGGTAGAGTCAGACGTGAATGACTATGTACAGGCGGGCGGTGACCTCGCCTTCTTACTCGCCCCAACCTTGCAAGAGTGGCTCATGGGGGCGGATGACTTCTCAGCCCAGCCCGCCCCTTTAAAATGGATCATCCGTGATTGGGTACAGGCAAACGCGCTCATCATGATTCATGGCCCCTCAGGCGGGGGGAAGACCTTTATCACCCTAGACTGGATACTACGGATATCCTCAACCATTACTAAGTGGAATAACAAGAATGTAAAGAACGGTCCTGTGATCTATTTGGCAGGCGAGGGGCACCATGGGCTACGGGGGCGCATAGCGGGTTGGAAGGCTCACCACAACGTCAAACACCTTGAGATGTGGATCAGCCCAGAGGGCGTGGATTTAAACACTCCAGAGGGCTACAACAAGGTCGCTGAGGCGATCCGCGCACTGGGCGTCAAGCCATGCCTGATCGTGGTTGACACCATGCACCGCCACTTGCTAGGCGACGAGAACTCCGCCCAAGATGCAAAGACCATGCTAGATGCCTGTGCAAGGCTTATGAAAGAGTTTGATTGCTCAGTGATCTTGGTGCATCACACGGGTGTCTCGGAAGAGGCGCAGCACCGGGCGCGCGGGTCATCAGCTTGGAAGGGCGCATTGGATATTGAGATTAGCGTTGTACCAGCAATTGAGAACCGTCCCATTGAGATCGTGCAGCGCAAGTCAAAGGACTCGGAGTTGGCCGCCACGGTCTACGCCAAGTTGATCGGGGTGCAGATTCCGGGCTGGTTTGATGAGGATGGACAGCCCGTCACAACCGCCGTGGTTGAGCTCGTAGAACCAGAAGTTAGTGTCAAAAAAGACACAAAAGTTGATGAAAGTTTAAAAAGATTTAAAAGATCGTGGTTTAAAAACCACTGTTTAATGCATGAAAATATGCCTTTTGTGAGCCGTGAGGGGATGCTCCAGTTCCTCATTGAGAACGATGGATTGAGCGCAGCGAGCGCAAATAAGTACTGCCAGTCAAGCAATGACAAATTCATCGGAGGCCTTGTAAACGCTGATGTTTTAGCCGTTTTGGAGGACGGATGGGCCATCAAAAATGAGGTGATTACAAGTGCTTGGATGCTTGAAAAGAATGGCTAAAATACTTAGTGGAACTGGTGGAACTGAGGTGGAACTCAGAGAAAAGTTCCACTTGGGCAAGGGCTTGACAGTGGAACTTTCAATTGGTACGCTAGCCTTGCGACGCGTCCAATAGTTCCACCTGGCATGCAGCAATGTTTTCTAGGGTTTGATGATAATAATAAAAAAACCCATAGTTCCGATAAAGTTCCATTAAAAAACCCGCCGTAGCGGGTCATATGAACAGGACAGGGTGGTTTGTTTTACTCGTACTGTGCGATCTCTTCAAGAGAGGTCAGGGATGCCTCAAGGTTGTTGATAGCGTCCTCAAGGGTAGACAACCACTCTTGCCATTTCTCACCTTTCTCGGACTCTTGCCATTTCTCAGAGCCGCTATCAAAGTGCTCTTGGAGGTCTTCATGCTTGAGTTGTAAGTGCTCAAGGACTGAGCGCAGTTGTTCGGCTTGCTTGGTGATGAAATTGATGTTGCCTTTGTTCATTTTGGTTTCCTTTAACCCGCCGTAGCGGGTTGGTTAATTTATTTGACTTGGTAGGCTTTCTTAAAACGCGCGACGGCTTTTGCGTCTTGCTCGGGGGTCAAAGTGAGTCTAGTGCTTCCGGCGCTTTTGTCTATTGTTCCGAAACAACAAATGTAGACTAACCACCAGCCGCTGGCGCGGCGCTGAATCGTGATTTGATTGACATGCCTGCCGTACTTGTAAGCGTTTGGCAGTTTGTCACCCGAGCCTGCAAACACCGTTGCCCCGATTACGTCTTTTTTGTTGCCGAGCAGGCCAAGCGTTTTAACCTCGGCGGCCTCGGCAATAATAATAATTTCAAGGGCGTTAAAAGTGTGTGTGCAAGATTTGCCGTTAACAGCAAGAAGTGCGGCTTGGATGGCGGCTACGTTTTCTGCATTGATTTTAATGGCTTTCATGGTATTTCCTCGGTCTGTTTATCAGGTTGGTGTGGTTCGCCCACAAACAAATAGTAGCACGATTACACACGTTGTGATAACTATTTTATAGGGGTTTTCCCTAGTTTTGATAAAAATGTTGTTTTTATTGTGATTTTGATACAATTTAAGAATGGATAACTCAAAATCTAAAGTAGAAAAAAGTAGACCGAAAACGGGCGGCCGCGCTGTGGGCGTGCCTAATAAGGCCACAACGCTCGCCAGAGAGGCTTTTGCGGCCTTCGTGGATGGGAATGCCCACCGTATGCAAGAGTGGCTTGAGCAGGTCGCTGTTGATCCTAAGCACGGTCCGAAAGTTGCCATTGAACTGGTGCTACAGGTCAGCGAGTACCACATTCCAAAGTTGGCCAGAACCGAGCACGTTGGCGACGGGGGCGGTCCGGTTGAGATGCGGGTATCTCTAATAGAGAAGATCGCAGCCCGACGGCTCAAAGATGGCTGAGGAGCTAGTCGAGCTCAGTATTGATGAGCTCGTTATGCTCGACTGGCGTGAGTCTTGGTTTGACACCGCACGCCCTAAGCAGATCATGCCAGACGGCGACTGGTGGACGACTTGGCTCATCTTAGCAGGGCGTGGCTGGGGTAAGACCAAGACCGGGGCGCAGGCGATCGGTTGGTACGCCGCCACACACCCCAACACCCGATGTGGCATCATTGCCCCGACCACTAATGACGTAAGAGCCGTTTGCCTCGAGGGCGAGTCTGGGCTCATGTCTATCCTGCCGCCTTCAATCATATCCGGTTATAACAAGTCACTGCTTGAGGTCACACTCAAGAATGGTAGCATCATCCGCGGGTTCTCAGCCGAAGAGCCTAGCCGGTTACGCGGGCCACAGCACCACATTGTCTGGGCTGATGAGGCCGCGGCGTACCAGTACCCGGACGAGGTCTGGTCAATGATGAAGTTTGGGCTGCGGCTTGGTCAGAACCCCAAGGTGATTGTGACCACGACCCCCAAGCCAATTGACTTGGTCCGGCAACTGGTAGAAGAGGCCGAGGATGATGACAGCTCAACCATCATGACCACGGGCTCGACCTTTGAGAACAAAGACAACCTCGCCAAGTCATTCATTGACGAGCTCAGTCAGTTTGAGGGCACTCAGCTTGGCCGCCAGGAGTTATATGCCGAGCTGATCAGCGACCTTGAGGGCGGCATCGTCAGTGAGAGCTGGTTCAAGCTCTGGCCCGCCGATCGCCCGCTGCCTCAGTTTGAGTACGTTGTCCAAAGCTACGACTGCGCAACCTCGGACAAGACCTCCAACGATCCGACCGCCTGCGTGGTGCTCGGAATCTTTCGCCCCTCGCCCGACAAGGCCATGTCAGCAATGGTGATCGACGCGTGGTCGGAGCACATGCTCTACCCTGACCTGCGCCCCAAGGTGATTGAAGAGGCCACCTCTATATATGGTGACGAGAACGAGTTTGGGAACGGCAAGAAGGTTGACTTAATCCTGATTGAGGACAAGTCGGCCGGCATCTCGCTTATCCAAGACCTGCAACGCGCCAATTTGCCCGTGCGCAGCTACAACCCCGGGCGCGCTGATAAGACTATGCGCTTGAACTTGGTCGCCCCGCTCATCATGCGCGGGCGCGTCTACTTGCCCGAGTCTGAAGACAGACCGGGCAAGCCACGCAAGTGGCTCAACCCCTTCGTCACGCAAGTCTGCAGCTTTCCTAACGCGAAGCACGACGATTACTGTGACGCGCTCAGTCAGGCGCTCAGAGTGCTGCGCGACATGAACTTCATTGAAATTGACCCAGTTGTGCATTATGATGACGAGTATGACGAGGATCGACGGATCCGGCGTGAGAACCCTTATGCGATGTGATCATGGCTAAAGCAAAGAAAGCAGCGAATGCGTTTATAGACTTTGTGACGCCTAAAAAAGCCTCGGGGGCGCTGCCATCTGAGCAGACCACGCGCATGGGAGACACTGGCTTTGATCCTCGCTTTGATGAGCGCGTCAAAGAGCAACAACGACTCAATGATTTAACCACAACAGTTGAGAAGCGGTCCGCTCAAGATGTCCCAAGCCTGTACTTACCTGACTACGAAGGTCATGGCTTTGTTTCTAGCATGTCAGATAGAACTGCTGCGGGTGGCACACTAACAGGCATCAATGATGTTCAGTTAAAGCGCCCCATCAATTTGCGTGGCGGTCAAGACTACATGTTTGAGAACCCCGGACAAGTTTGGGCATCTGCCGAAGATCCTGTTCGAGCAATTATGATGCAGGCTGCTGCAGCTAAAGCGCTGACAGGCAAAGATCCGCTCATGATGAATTGGCGTATGGCACCCACAGGTGGCGACTTTGCTCATATGACGGGCGAGACTATGTTGTCTTTCGCTGAATCCAATATGGGCAAAGGTACAAAGCGATCTTTAGATAAAGAGATCAGGCAGTTTATCCCTAACTGGAAGGGCATTGACAGCCCTGACAGCATTGCACAGTATCGAGAATTACCAGATGCTGCACGCAAAGCACTCAAAGCGTCTATGGATAAAACATTTCGCAATGAAGGCGGATTAGGGATTGGTGAGGCGCGGCTATCTGTGGCTGATCCACGGCAGTTAAACGCCCCCGAAGGTTACTTGATGAATGTCGGTCGAATCTTTGCTGACAAACCAATAATTGAACACTCTGGTCACCCGTCATATCCAAAGGGCGTGCCGGGCGAAGGCGTAGGACGCCTTGCTGATGACCGCAGTTTGTTTGAGTTGAACCCAAAAGTGTTTCCTCCCGAACGCGATATTAGGTCTTTGCTCGCTGATCCAAGTACAGCACGCGACGCATATGAGAACTTGCCTGATGTAGTGACAGCAAGAGGTATACCAGATCCAAGAGAGCCTAGACAGGCTGACACACGCGCCTTGCAGATGAAACCGTACTACGGCATCCTGACTGAAGAAATCTTGCGTGGCATGGGCTACGCTCAAGGCGGTCTAGTAGACTCAGCCCCTGAAGAGGCGATCAAGAACACGATCACTGACCCGCAAGCATACAAGATGCTAGATATGGACTTGGCCAACTTGGCGCTTATGAGTCAACAGCCGCAGCGCATGGCGGGTGGTGGCAAAATGGTTAAGGGCGTGGTCAAAAAAGTGATGCCGCAAGGAGAGCAAACTAACGCTGCTGCTATGCGTCAGTTCAAACAGCTAGTCGAGAGAGAGGCGCCAGAGCAGTACAAGCCGATTACTGATGCGATGAGTCAATCTGCTCAAACTGGGCTAGAGCACTCTGTTATCGGCAACACAAACAGCGGCGGCGAGTCTTTTGTCACTCGCGGCACTAAAGACAGTGTTGTGCCAAATGACTTTAACAAAGACGTAGCAATTTACAGTCCTAATAACCCAAACATAATTGACTTTCATACTCATCCTGCAAAATTTACAACTTTTGGTGTTGATCCTAGTATTAAAGATTTAGAATTTTATTCTGAACAGTATCGAAAGATGGCAAAAGACAGAGAGCTTCGCACGCTAATCGCAATACCGCCAGAGCGTGTTGAGTTTTTGAGTAGACAGATTGCGCGACCACGCACTGCGTACAACTTTTTTGCAACAAATGATCCTTCTGTGCTTTCTCATAAGACTGCCGATGATATGCGCTATGAGCTACAACGTGCAGGCAGTCTAGGCGCATTTGACGCAGTGAGAAGTGATCCGCGCTTTAAAGAGTATTTTGAGAACTCTGGCGGCGATATGGGCGACACGCTTGGCGATGCAACTTCTTTATTGATGCAACGCTATAGAGCGATGCAAAATAAAGGTCGCCATGAGTTACAACTTAGCGGCGCACCGATGGACTCTGGCAGCGAAGTCACTGACTCAGCGTTGTTTGACGCTCTGTTGAATCCTGCGATGCAGGTGCTAGAGGGTAAGAAGTTCGCACAAGGCGGCGCAGTGCACATGGCGGATGG